ATGTATGATGATACATTCATTAACAAAGAGTATTCTACAGGTCTAACCAACAAGAATATATTAATCAATTACATCTTGTCTATCACGCCAGAAATCCCACAAGATGACATCAAAACTATCATGATACGCCGAGATGGTAAGATATATCATGGCGTTCACTTTAAGCGTCATGATAGATTAGATCCCGAAGCACCATGCCGAGAAGATCGTCCAATTTAATATCTAACACTAGTATATGAAGGAATATGATTATTATGCAGTAGTGGGAATATTCATCCCAGTACCAAAACAAGAGAAGAAGAAAAAAGACTAATATGTAACTATTTATTAATATTTACATATTTTACTTCAAATTATGCAGTTTAACATAGGAACTCAATGTTTTCGGGGTGACAGAGTATTTCTGAGCGATAAACTTCATCTTTACGCCGTTCTCTAGTAGTGTTTTGATTTCCGCTTTGTACTGATCAAGCTTTCTTTTGCCAGCACCTTTCGGTCGACCCCATCTTCCATGCTCAGCTTTATATCTCTTTATACCCTGTTTCGTCCTCTCTCTAAGTGTATTGATCTCAAATTCGGCACACATCGCCAACATCGATAATACAAGCTTATTTAGTGGTGAATCATCAATAACCATATTATTCTTAGCAATAATCAGTTTGAACCCTCTCGGTGTTACTTCTTTCTCGACGAATTGCAAGACATCGCCGAGCTTCCTCGATATTCTCGATAGACTTGAAACAATCAATATATCATTCTTCTTGATCTTGGGCAGAATCTCAGTCCCGATCAATCTCTCAGCATATCCATAGGTATATCCACTCTTCTTCTCACATACCCACACAATATTAGTTGTATTGTAACTATTCTTACTTAAATAATCATAGATCAGCAATTTACTGTTCTCTATGGTCTGGTCTTCTGTACTGACCCTGAGATAAGCATAGATTTTTTGTGTATTTTCCATATATAATATAGCTTGAGAAAATAAACCCTACCTAATTCTAATAATTACTATATATTATGTAATTGGATTTATTAGTTACATCAAAATGATATAAATAATAAAGCTTATAATATACGATGTATATTAACAATTTAGGGGGCGTTAATTTTACTGATAATCTGGGATGTATTCATCAAATAAACATAATCCACATATAAATAGTTTAGTAGTCTGATCTCCATTTTGATTCTCTAATGTTCCGCAATATATATTGTAGTGTGCCTCATTGCATTCATTACAATACTTTCTTTTACATTCATCACATTCTATTGTATCATCAGATTGACAATCACAATTCATTTATATATTATGTGTAGAAAATAAATAATCTATTCCAATTTTTCGATCTTGAGGAATTTCAACAGTTTCTTATTACGCCCATGTCTGATGTTTCTAACTAGATCGTATGATAAGCCGAACTTATCTGCTATTTCCTGATAACTGGGATATTTGCCTAATGATACCCATTCATCTAATTTTAAGTCATGGTATTTGACCTCATATTTGTCTTTTTTGTTCTTAGTACCTTTTTCACGCATATATAATAAACTGAGAAATTATTATATATTTTAATATAGTTCTTTTATTTTCTGCACATAATATATATGATAGAAACTAGTAAATACGATAAAGGACTAGAAGAATGGCAATATGAAATCAAAATGGATGTGAAGCATTTTGAGAAATTAAGAACCGAATATTTAAAAGAATACAAAGAATTATGCGATCAACTGCCCAAAGAGGGTAAAACAAAATATGAACAAGCAAGTATATTCAATACGATGCTTAAGTTTTGGTATGATAAGCTCCCAGATGTAACGGGTCAATCCATTAGACATATGAATCCATATAAAACGGCTCGTTATTATTTATGCTCAAGTACTATCAATGAAATGATACCAAAGATGATGATGAGATTACAGGATTTCGACGATAAAGAAAACCCAATCAAACCAATTGAAATAAAACCAGAATAATAAATATTATAAAAATATTATTTTCTACACAATATATATAGAAAATAAAATGACTCAAAATCCTGAAAACATCAATGAATACATGAACAATTTGTTTGCCTACATTGACAAAATAAATGATGAAATCTTCAAATTTATTAATTTCCTTACTGATAATGGCATGTCTAAGGCTGTCAATTATCAGTGGATGGCAAAGTACAGAAAAGTACAACGAGATCTAAATAAGATTGCTAATATGGACGATGAAAATCAGATCCTACAGACTACCTCTCAAGCTGTTATGGCTCTTCAAGAGATACATCAGAGTCTATCCGGTGTCATTGAAAGCTGTATTGAAGATAGTGATGAAGATGGTGAATCTGAGGGTGAATCTGAGGGTGAATCTGATTCAGAAAGTGAAGGAGAAGGAGAAGATGAAGATATAGAAGGAAATGAAGTTGAAGTTGAAGAGGAAGGGGAAGTAAATTAATATATAAAGCGATTATATATGTATCTCAATTGTCACCAATTAAGAAAGCGTTGTAAAAAAAATAATCTACCATATTATTATTGGACGAAGGATAATAAATTCAGATATTATCATAAAGATAAATTAATATATGAGTTAGATAAAATAGGCAAAGTAGATAAAGTTAGGTCATATTTTGCTAGTCGCAGTAAGATTCAACTATATAAAACTGCATTTAGATTTAATATTAAGATTAAACTAACAGATACCAAAAAACAATTAATTAAAAAACTAGTTAAAAAGCATAATAAGCTGTTCATTTTAAAATTCGATTAATTCGAAATTTAAATTTTATTAATACTTAATGACCGAAAGTGTTTATTTTATTTACATGAGAGCTCTACGAAGCTGAGCACGTGTCATGCCTTGTCCACCGACAAGTACACCACCCCTCTTCTTCTTACGTCCTCTTTTTTTCTTACGTCCTCCAGTGTAGACACCACCCCTTCTGGCAGAACCAGTCAAACGGGTAGCAATATCAGCACCAGTCTTGATCAATGGGCCAACACCAGGGATAAACTGACCAACTGCGCCAACAACTGGAGCAATGGTGTGAATTCCTTTCTTGATACCAGACCAGAGAGCTTGCCCAAATTTCTTGAGACCAGTCCAGAAATTTCCACCATATGCATCCTTAATATCCTCATAGTCAACTTCAGGACGTCCTGGAGCGTTAACCACATCTTGTCTGGAAATGACACCAATCTGACTAACACACTGGTTGTTCATGATCGTCCAAGTTCCTTCCTCGACGGTGATAACCATCAATTCAGGAGTGATTGAAGAAGTCTGATTGACGTTAGTAACATTTAAGTCCATCTGGAGCTGGAAAGTTCCCAAAAGACCAGGTGCTTCATCAGGATCGAGTCCGAAATCGAGACCAGGTACCAATTTCAGCACACTTCCGATTGTTCCAACAACTTCATTAGTACCACCAGCCCAGATATTAGTCTCACCATACCACTGAGGATATGAATAATTAAGACCGTTTTTCTTAGAAATGCGATAAAGATCCTGAATTGAAGCAGAACCAAGCAATCCAGAGTTGTTGTTCCAGTTGAGAGAAATACTATTGATACGGCAGTAAGTATCTGTAGTTGTGTAAGTTCTACCAATCTTTTGAATTCTTGCGCAAGCATAAATTGCTTGAGGAATAGACTGAAGCTGAATATTTTGAGTCCTCAAAGTCGTAGAACCACCAGAAGCGAGAGCAACTCCAGGAGAAGTTGGGTACCTCTGAACCTTATAGAAAGGATAGATAGATACTTGCGGGAGAGGAGATACAACGCTAGGAGTAATATATTTAAAAAGCAAAGATGGTTGAGCATAAAAATGAACAACTGGATCAGATGTGAAAGTAGACCCAGAGTTCGTTGCATGACACCAAAGGCGAGTCAAAGAACCAAAGTTGAATGTAAAGTCCATAGTCTGAAGACCGATAAATCCGGCTCTGTCACACTTTCCCCACATGAAAGGAGAAATGTACAAGAACTCACTAGGAGTGAATTCAACAACAGCATTAGTGTTGGTATTTACAACAGAAGTATAAGGGAAGGCACCGCGACCAAGCTCAGGATATACATCAGCGTAACCGGCCAAAGAATTTCGGACGGTTCCGGTAGCATCAGGATACCGTTGATATTGGTCATCCATTTGCGGGCCGATGGAAAGCTCACCATCTCGAATCTCAGCACCAGTATTATATCTGGTAAGAGGATGGATAACATCAGAAATATTGATAGAAGTTGAAGTGTTATTCAAAGTAACATCAATAGAATTCATAACACTCGAAAGACAGTTCTTTCGTGGTGCGTCGAAGCCCGTCTGGAGCAAATTCTGCCCAGGGGGAGCCGTGCCGACAAATGTAACACGTACGGGAGCCCTCAAAGCAAGTTTACGATCCACAATAACTCCGGGGTTAGGAGGCGGGGCAGTAAAAGAAAATGTGGAATCATTGTATGATGTGCTACTTATACTTTTGTATGTTACACGTTGTCCACCGACCAAAATTACGTATTGTCGTTTAGAATTGATCCGAGTAACTGGATCTCTAGCGATTAATGTTTCAACAGGTTGAATTGCAAGTGACATTTTGTATTATATATATTATTAATATATATTTTTTTACAAAATACATATTATATTATTTTTATTATATTTATACTTATACTTATGATGTAAAACTGTCTTTCTTGATAAATAAGAATTTTATACTTACACTCTGTCTATATGGAATTGTTAGAGGATACAATCTTCCTTCCTTATCTCTCCACCAGATTTTTACATCAAAATTACGAAGCGGAGTATTTCCAGTTAAATTAATCAATCTATATGGTCCTTGTGGATAATAAGCCATTGTTGATCTACTATCACCAGCTTCATTCAATAGTGGCTGGAAATCAGTTAACAAACTAACTTGTGTTGGTAACTGTGTTTGTGGATCATTGTTTTGCGTCCACTCTCTATATACACTTAAAGTTCCAGTTGTAAATACTAGATCAAAGAAACTGTTCCAAACATCTAATCCCTTATAATCTTGTTTTAATCTCAAATAAGCCGGATTTGCTGGTGGCGCTGGGATTGTTCCCCCGGGCTTCGCATAAGCATTTATATTATTATTATTTGAAAGTATGAATTGAAAATCCTTACCATTTGTTGCACCTCTACCATAAAAGATATAATTCATATTGACGAAATAAGTCTGTAGCTCATTATTGAGATAAATATCTACATTATTAGTCACATAGTCATAAGGAACAATTAAACTAAACAATTCAGTCTCTGGATCAAAAATAAAATAAGGGGCTTCTGTCATTGGAGCACCAGGATATGCCGTCTTTAGCAAAGTAAAAGCATTTGTAAATGCTTGATTAACCATATCTACAAAATGATTATAAGCATATACACTATAGTAATATGGATGATTAACATCCACATATCCTGGTGTTGGAGGAAGCGGAACATTTGGCGTTCTTGTTTGATAAATTACAGTTTGTTGAAAGTCTGTAGCTGTATATCTTAATGTCACTGAAAAAGGTGTAACATTAATAGCCGGAGGTGCAGGACCAACACCTACATATCCAGTTCCAGAGATAGGACAAATCAATATCGGCGTATCTAATACTGGTACTGTAAATCGCGAAATGGTTAGGTAATAATCTTTTGGATTATCAAGAATAGGAATAGTTCGTTCAATGCTGAATTCGGCGTAAGATAATTGAGTTGGTGCAGTTCTTCCCTCACCTGCTCGAATTTCAACATCGTAATATATTCTGTCACCATCTTCATGCAAATAATCTTTGACGTTATTCATTTATATATATAAATAAATAACATATTTTTTATGATGTAAATGTGGATTTCTTAATAAATAAGAATTTTATACTAACAGTTTGTTTATATGGTATAGTTAATGGATACAAGCGTCCTTGTTTATCTTTCCACCATAATTTAATATCAAAATTTCTAAGTGGAGTATTTCCAGTTAAGTTAATCAATCGATATGGTCCAGATGGATAATAAGCAATCGCCGATCTAATATCACCAGCTTCACTCAACAATGGTTGAAAGTCTGTAATAAGACTAATTTGAGTTGGTTCAAGATTCTGTGGATCATTTGTTTGTGTCCATTCGCGAACTATTGGCAATGTCCCTGTAGTAAATATTAAATCAAAGAAACTGTTGAATACGTCTAGACTTGGATATTCTTGTTCAAATTGTAAATAAGTAGGATTCAATGGTGGTATAGGAATTGTACCTCCGGGCTTCGCATATCCATTATCATTATCTATGATTGTAAATTCGAAATCTTTTCCAGCTGTAGTATTTCTACCATGAAAAGTACCATCAATATTACCAAGATATGTAAGAAGTTCATCATTTACAAATATATCGATAGTCCCAGCACCTACATATAAATACTGACAAACCAAACTAAATAATTCAGTTTCAGGATTATAGATGATATATGGGGCTTCTGTTGGCGGTGCTCCAGGAAATGAAGCTTTAAGACTATTAAAAGCATTAGTGAAAGCAATATTCACCATCTCAACAAAGTGATCGTATGTATACATAGCATAATAATATGGATGATATACATCAATAGCTCCCGGAGTTGTTGGAACTGGTGCAGTTGGGTTCCTTGTTACCCAAACTAGAGTTTGTTGAAAATCTGTACCAGAATAAGTCAATGTGACCGTAAAAGGTGTAACATCAATAGCTGGAGGCGGAGGACCTACACCAACATAACCCGTCCCAGCGATAGGACACATCAATAATGGTGTATCGAGTACTGGTACAGTGAAACGAGAAATTGTCAAATAATAATCTTTTGGTCTATCTAATATTGGAATTGTCCTCTCAATTCTAAATTCAGCATAATTAAGCCCTGTTGGAGATGGTTGACCTTGATCCCATCGCATATCAACATCGTAATATATTCTATCAGTATCTTTGTGCAAATAATCTTTACCGTTATTCATATTATATATTATTACAATACATAATATTTTAAGCAAATCATAATAATGGTTCTGTGGCTAGGGTCACTAAGTAATCAGGGTTAATATATTTAGGTTTCGTCATTAGGTCATGGAATTGATCTTCATCTATGTGTCTACACAATAATCTCATAGCTACCCAGCGACCACATGTATTGATCTTAGGATTAAGTTTCTGGAGCTTATATTGACTGTATCTGACTGGTTCATTACTCATATACAATAAATATGTCAAATGAGGTATTTTATTGTAGTGAAGTTTCCTGAAGTATTCTGGAACATGTTTGATTTCATCATCAGGTTTACATCCGTATGCATCAAAATGTTCTAATGTACCATCATCAGCGCGGAATACTAGCGTCCAATGACCAAAGTTAAGCCTAGATTCATATAATAGAATTACAGCGCCCCATTTTCCTAATGCATCATCAATATTATCATATTTCTGTAATTTGCGATAATTCATCACATTAGCTTTATTATTGACGATTTTCATGACTTCTGTCGTTGAGAGTGGACGAGAAGCCCATTTCTTGATGTCTTTAATACTCATTATATATAATTATTAAAGATATTTTATAAGATATACACTCCTTTAACATACATTACATATTGAGGATATGATTTACTTATTAGAACCCATCTTGATTTGAGATGTAACATCTTTTGGATGGCTTTAGCATCCATTCCTACATATTTCTTAGCAACATAACTAATTTGAGCATTAGCAGATCCAGGAAATACAACCAAAATATCACTTTCATATAATTGGATCTTAGTATTCTTATTGTCTGCTACAAGATGGTTAGAACATGCCACACTACAATGTAACTTCCTACCATTTTCAAGTGCATCCAACATAAGATCATTCATTAGTTCTCTTACCCTTTTATCTCTAATTCTTGCGGTATCATCAAACACTAATAAACAGTTTTCTAAATCTTCTAATTCAAGCGGATCTTCGACTAACTCCTCATGATCCATTTCAACAAATTTAATTCCTTTAAATGCTGGGTCTGGTCTACTATTTCTTTTAAATAAATAGATCTTATTTTTAGGAAATAGCTTCTTGTATTGTCGCATCCAATCTCCCATATTATATGACTTTCCTGAGCCATTTGCTCCGGCTGTATAGTAATTCGTTGATTCTCTATCAGGATTCGGAATCGGCACCATTTTGCCTTTTCTTCCTAATTTTATATCTTTCAACATTTTATTATTCTTTATCTTAAGTACTTCACGTAGTAATTCATCATCTTTACGTGGTCTAACATCACCATTTAATATTCTATATATTCTATCATATTCTTTCATTCTTTGTCTCTTTTTCATCCTCTGAAATACTGGATGACTTAACAAAGTAGTATAATCAAATGGTTCATCGTCATCGAAATCGTCGCCTGTGTTCGTATTTCCATCATTATCGTATAAATTTTGAACATATACAATTTTCCCGTTATATTTACCCCCTTTTATAATCGCTATGGGTCGCCCGGACTTGAATGATAACATCTATATATTATACCTTGATATTTTTTTTATTTTGAAAAAACTTTAAAAAAATATATAGACAATTTTAAATTTGAATACGGTTTTTTCTATATATCTGGTTATTTTGGCACAGTCTATAACTCTAAATATTTCCCTTTTATCGGTAATAATTTGGTCCTATTCGCGTAATCAATAGTTGCTTTATTCATCTTATTGGATAGTTTCAAAATGAGGTTATTGAGCATCATAAGCACCGGATCATACTTTCTCTTATCACCATATTCAGTATCTGCTAAGAGTTCATATAATTCATTAAGAAGATAATAGACATCATCTTCCATATCAAATTCATAGACATTTGCTAATCTCTCTTTCATTTCTTCTACCTCGATCGCCATTTTGTCGTATGGTGGGTTCTGCATAATCTTCATCATATCTTTCAATGCTTTGAGATCTGAAACTACCTGATATGTGATAGACATACCAGAATTGATGAGAGGATTCAATTTTTTCAATACTTTCTTGTCATCAAAAACGACAGCAAGTACCCACATACGCTTAAGAGCTTTGAAAGGACTAAAATAGAATCTTGACATATATTTATGAAGATCATGTTTAATGGCTGTAATATAATCACCCTGTTCAATATTAACTCTCTCTTTATTACCCTGAGCATCGCAAGTGTGGAGAAGAAGAAAGTTTGAAAGTTCAACGAATCGGTCATCTAACCATGACCAAGCATCAATTTTAACGATTTCTGGCTCTTGAATAGCATCAGATAGATTCTTACCTCTACGACCTGGCAAAACCTTATAACCGCTCAATATTTCTTTTGGTTCCCATCTTAAAATATATTTACCTCTTATTGCATCTTCAAGTGCATGCAATTGATCTGGGGTGGGATTAGGTACGACCAAAGACACCATGAAAGAATAATCTTTGTCATTTAAAATACCACGATTATGTAAGTCCGCTAATTGGACACTTATTCTCTCTGGATCATAATCCGCTGTAGTTATCATGAAAGCAGGATCAACACCAGCTTTGAAATCAGCAAACCACATATTAGGATCTCCTTCAATTTGTTTAGTGATTTTCTGTATTTCTCTTACAATTTGCTTAATAGCATCTTTGTGTCCATTACATTTTATAATGTCTTCTCTCATGTCAATATCTCCAGGGTACTTCTGTATCCTATACACATAAGAGCCAACGGGAAGAATGTCAGGGAATTTCTTGGAAGCCATTGCATTAATTGCCTTGATTGTCGGAATGGTATATGAAGAAAGTAACTTCTTTTTTAACATTATATATATTATTAAAAAAGATAAAAATTAAAGGCTTAGTAATAACCATAACCTATTGTTCCATAACCCATCGCACCATAACCAATGCTTCCACCCTTCTTTTTCTTTTTAGGTTTCTTAGCTTTCTTGGTTCCATATTTCTTTCTATATGCTACACCTGCTTTCTTACTTGCTTCAATAGCCTTAAGATTTGGATGTTTCTTGCGGAAGTCAGCCAAGAACTTCATCCATCTATTGAGCTTTACAACCTTCTTTTTCTTTTTGCTATATGTAGCTTTACCCTTATAAATAGCATGAAGATCTTTTTTAGGAAGCTTATGTTTCTTCATCTTCTTAAGGAATAAAATCCATGCATTTTTACGCCAAGCCTTCTTAGTTTTCTTAGTTGATGTACCACCATAAAATCCAGTACCTTCTGGTTCATCAAAACCGTAGTGGTGAGCATAATGTTCAGCGATTGCCTTCTCTTCCTTTAACATCTTCTCGATTATATCATCTTTTATCTGCTTTTGAATTGACTCAACCGGATGAACTTTAGGAATTACCGCTTCAATAGCTTCTTTAATTTCCTTCTTCTTCTCAGCCTTAGGAGCCCTAAGCATAATAGGAATTCTTTTCTTGACAAGAGCATGTGAAACCATCATAGGTTCATCAGCAAATTTCTTATACAAGGGCTTTTCATATGCATAAAGGTCTTGCCAGAATTTCTTAGGCATTCTCTTATGATATTGAATAAATTGAAGCCATAGATTTTTCTTTGCTCCCTTTGCCTTAAGCCTTCCGCCCCTACGTTGATACATTACGCCTTTACCAACTTCTAGTGCCATCTTAGGTGGAACATAGGGATAAGCCTCTTTAACTTCCTGCATATATTGAATAGGATCAAGTCCTCCCATAAGTTCACCTTTACCATAGAACTCTGCACGTGGATAGATTTCAACAGGCATCTTTCCGCCACGTGTACTAAGGGGATGATGAAGGGCACGAGGATGATGAGGATGATAAATTCCGCCTTTCTTCTTTCTCTTTTTAGCCTTCTTCTTTTTTGGTTTCTTCTTTAAACCGTGATGACGTCTATATTCAGTAGCAATTCGCTTAATAGACCATTCAGGATGTTGCCTTCTATATTTAGCAAAAAATTTGTTCCAAGCAGAAGCCTTCTTTTTCTTTCTTCCGCCTAAATTAGAGCTTTCAACAGTACCAAATCTTTTTGTTTGTAATCCTACAAGATTTCTGATGTTGTCTCGCGTTGCACGATACATTGGAGTTGAATACATTATATATATATTTATATAATATATTTTAATTATTTTTCATAATTAGTTTTTATTATTTCGCCATAGGAGTTTACTATATCCCGAATTTTAATAATTAAAGGGGCATCAAGCATTTTTTCAAAGTAAAGGTTAACTTTCCTTGTATTATCCTTTTTCTTGTAAAGGCAATCAAGGTAAAGGTAGTTATCAGGAAATTCCTGATCGAGTTTAAATTGGCATTTATCTAATTCAAAATCACCGTTTATTGCAAATGATAATTCCATTATATATATATTATATATATATATTTTATATTTTATAGAAGAAAAATACTACATTATGCATTTGAACAGTTCCGGCGGTAGGTGATCTCATATCAAATCTAAATTCAAGACTATTTTCAGTTGTAACAGTAACAACCTTGAAGCCTGATACGTTTTGATAAAATGCGCTTGATCCAGGTACATACCAAAAGTTAAGTGGTGATACACCTGTTAATGTACGGACTTCTATATCTCCACCTGTATTTTGAACTCCTGCACTGAAATAACATACATAATCACCCGCAGTTAAGTTAGTAGCCGTAAAAGTAAATGGGTAATCTACGAAAGTAGCCGATGTAGTTGTAAATAGATCTTCTTTCTGTAACCATTGAAGGTTATGCCCGAAAGGATCCTGAGATGCCCAAGTTATAACATTAGATCCATCTTTTTCAATATGTTGTCCTTCAGTAGGAGTAACGCCATGTAAATCTATAACAACACGATCATCACATGTTACAATATCATCAGCGGTTACATTCACTTGATTTGATTCTGCCTCATTAAAATTGCCAACAAGCCAGGATTTATTCTGATCTTTGATTACGTTTTGAATTGACATTGATATATATTATTATTATATATATTAATTTGATTTAATATTTAATCTATTCTGTAAATTATTAATCGTGCCCTTAATAATTGGGTTGTTGCACCACCTGGTGCCCCACAATCAATTCCAAATGTTCTTACCGCTGGTGCTACTGTTGTAATCACATAAAATCCACCTTTCCCCGTATATTTATTTATTGTCGCGCTTCTAAATTCAGAAAGTTGACCGAGTGCACTATCATTTGCTGACCAATAACAATCGGCATGTGTTGATGTTATTTCGGCATAATAATGAACTATATATGTCCCAATAGGCAATGATGGAGTAACAAAAGTAGAAGCAACGGCGGTTGGTGCAGTTGTAACAAATGGTACGGCCTCGTGCTCTGAGAAATGATATTGTACATCTCCAAAAGTTGGGGATGTTACCCAAGCAACATTATTGCTAGCATCTTTCTTTAATTTTTGTCCAATTGTTCCTACACTCCCCTGTAATTCTATATCTCCATCTACTGTTATTGTATCTTGATCGACACAAGCAATTTGACGAGCATTAAGAGTATCAAATTTAGCATTCAACCAATCCTTGGTTTGATTATTTGCGAGGTTTCTGATTGACATTGATATATATTATTATTATATATATTAATTTGTTATTAAATTATTCTTCTATTCTTATCAATAACCATCTAACCCGTCTGATTTCTGTTTGTTGTCCTCCTGTTATGCTTTGAATTTGAAATCTAAAAGTATATGATGCTGGAGTTGTAACTGCAAATATGTACATTGATTGTAGAGTATCATAATTAAGTGAGTTACCTATGATTTTAAATTGTCTAAGTGTTGCACCTGTTGGAATAGTCTGTTGTAATTCTGACATACTGCCTGATCCGGCAACTGCACCTCTTATTTCCATATTAGCATACAAAATATATGTTCCTGCTGATAATACAGAAGTTACAAAAGAGGATGTTCCGGCATCAACCAAAGTACCAGAAGTTGTTGTAAATGTTGAAGCTTCATAAAAAGAAGTATGCTCTTCAAAAGCTCCCAATTGATCTTTTGTCCATATCAAATGATCATCTCCATCAAGGATCATAAGATCTCCTGGATTTCCTGCATTACCTTGTAATATTAATTCTGAACCAGCATCTAACACAATTTTCTTAGTTGCAGGAATAATTAAATTTTTTGCATTTACAGATCCGAACTTAGCATCAAGCCATGATTTGTTGTTATCATTCTGAATGTTTTGAATTGACATTGATATATATATTATTATTATATATATTAATTTCGATTAATTTATATTTATGCTCCTTCAAGTGCTTCAACTCTGGCGGTAAGATCATCAATTAATGCTTTCTGTTCCTTCACTATACCAACCAATCCAGCGACAATACCATTACGTTCAACACCGGCCAAGCCTGTTTTATTAGTTTCGTCATCATAGAAACATAGATTTGGATCTACACTTGCAACATCTTCGGCAATAAAGAAATAATTCCATTTGTTGGCATTCTCTGGTTCCTCTAAATAGTTTTTATTTGTTGTTCCTTGTTCATATTCCCATTTCCTATAATTAAATTTTTTCGGTGTAAGACTGTAAATATATGAAAAATCTTGTATTTCTGATATGTTCATTTTTGATTCTTGTAGCGAAATTAAATACCCCATTTGGCCCGTTGAATTGATATATACATCTCTCGCATTAGCCGTAGATGAATAAACTCGAGGAATAAAGCAATCTGAAACAATATTAAATGACATAGCTGTCCCTACCGTTGTCCAGTTATTTAATACCCATTGATCGCCGGCATTTATTTCTGAACTCCATTTTGGGACTCCCGCAGAATCATAATAAAGAGCACATACATCTGTTGCCGTAGCAGTCCTATTTATTCTCAATATACCATCTCCATTCGTAGCATTTGGATTGATTGTTACATCTCCCGTCCCAGTAGATGATTGTATATCGGAAACCGTTAATTTAGTAGTAACTTGAATAGCACCACTCGATTCATCCATATACAACTGATCTGTATTTGATGAATCTCTAAATGACACTCTACCAGATGCAACTGGTTTAAGATAGATATCTCCGGTATTTAATACATTTGAACCATTTAATGTGAAATTATCTAATATAATTGATCCCTTCGTTGCATTACTTGTTGATCCTATCGTCAAATTTTCAGATGCCCCCGTCCCTCCATACATAGTTTGACCGCCAGATCTCCCAGCAAGTAATTGATATTGTGGATGATCATCGTCATTAAGGCCCCCAAGGGCTCCGTGGTCAGTTGTTGCTGTATATGTCAAAAATATATCAAATGGATTCAAAAATTCAACAATGTTGGCGGTTCCTTCTTGTATAATGACACGGCCGACATATGTTCCATGATCTCCCAGTCTTTCCGGTACATCCGTTATAACTGGTGCGTTTCTTGCATCTGCAATAGCATTTGAGTTCACAGTTCCATAAAGCACAACTACATCGCCATCGGTTTCAACCCATACTTCGTGAAATCCGTATCTATTAGTATTTAAATTTACTAATGACCCTGCTCCACCATCATATTGTGTATTGCTTACAGTGCTTTGACTGGCTATTAAAGTATGTCCGCCGGCGCCATTATCATAATATACATCAAATGTATCAGCACCGGAACTATCAAATGCCGGCCAAGTTATTTTATTTACTTTTAACCATATTGTACCTTGAGTTATTGCAATAGCCAATGCACTGGGTTCGGACATCATTAAACCTGCCGTTCTTAATGCACCAAAGCGATCATATAGCATCATCTGAACTAACCCCGGTACATTTGCAGTTAATTGAAAGTGTTTGGTGATATGCAATTGAGTTGTACTATTTCTTACTATCTCATAGAGCTCAAATAAATTATTCTCATTATCTTTTATGGTATCACCTAATGTAGTGGTAGTAAGTATCACTGGTGTACCAGCATTATAATCTACATATATATATGTTTCATTATTTATGGCTATACTAACACCATTTACCCCCGTTACAGTATATTTTAATGGTACTTCATCTTGTGTATCTGATGTTTTAATTAATATATCACCACCGGCAACATCTACAGTACCATCTAAATTATCAGTAATAGCAAAACCATTAATAACACCCGATGATATTGAAGATGCATATGTATTTATTGCCGTATTTATTCCTTTTTGTGTTACAAGTCTCGTATCTAAATCTGCAGTTAAGTCTGTATCTGTTTGGTTAACAGTTGCACCAACAGAATTTAATCTCATACCTCCAGCACTAAATTGTGTATTTTCTAATGTTACTGTTCCGCCAGAATAATCATTAATAGTATTTACATTAAGCGGACCAGTAGTTAATGACATTGATCCCGACGATTCATCAAATGACATTTGAACAGCACCCCCATCATCCTTAAATCTTATTGATTTACCTAAACTACCTTGTAAATCAAGATCAAATGCTCCACCATCTATTAATTTTGTTTCAACTGAATTAAATTGTACATCTGATATAGTTTGAATATCTTGAACTGTATCTAATACGCCAGCCGTTAATGTTAAATTACTTGATATAGAAGCATCCTTTACATCTTTTGATCCATCAGTATATTGAAGCGCATTACCAGTAGATTGATTTAAATTTAGATTTGTTTGAATATCAATATTATCAATATCTAATGTTTCACCTCCGCGATTTGCTAATGTTACATATTGTGGGTGTGAATCGACTGTCAAATTAATAAGATGAGTATGATCTCCAACAGATGAAACAGGATCAATATCAGTTCCAAAAGGCGATAATATAGCCTCAGGCGTTACAATACCATTTTTACATACAATACGACCAATATATATCGAATGTGGTTGCAATGGTGGATATACTGGTTCTATTGGAGCATTTTCGGCTTGTGATAATGCAGAAAACTCGGCTGTTCCATAAATACTTATTAATTTATCATTGGTTAACATGTAGAAATCTTCAAATGTATAATAATTTAGGGACAGAGGACTCAGTCCTACGGTTGTATCATTCCATTGAGAGTTATTCCATTGTGTAACACCAGTTTGTCTTGTATAAGTGGCTCCAACTCTATAATATCTATTATATGTTGACCCTGTGAATGTATCAATATTTGTAGTTACCAACTTATTATATTTATTCCATATTGTACCAATTGTAACAGTAACATTCTGAACTCCTGTATCACCCAATGCGAGCCCATCAGACCTTGTATTTTGAAATCTTTCATCAAGAAATTGTTGTGTTCGTGCTGTATTGTTATTTGCATATTGAAATGCTTTTTTTATTGTTAATTCGGTTCCTTCTCTCAAAATAACATACAATAGGATTCTATCATTATTATTTATAACTAAAGGATTTAATGTGGATGTTATCCAAGGTGATCCACCATTATAATCTACAAAAACATAGTTATTTTGATTATCAATCATAGAAAAAGCAGTAAGGGGAGCTACCGTTAATTCTTTTATATCATAAGTTGGACCATCCAATACCCTAAGATATACTTGTCCACCCGCTATATCTACTGTTCCATCTAGATTGTCTACAATTGGCTCGAAACCACTAATCACACCTCCATTGAGTGCATTGTTGGCTACATTTAAATAAGAATTGTCATTTAAAATGACATCCTCTTCGACTGTGATCTTATTCACATATATATCAAGCCAGCTTTTTACATTGTCCGTTGTTAGATTCTTAATTGACATATTATATATATTATATTAAGATTTTTCTAAATATAATATATGGTTAGACCAAAAATTGCACCTTTTTTTATTGATTTACTAAAAGAATATACAGAACCTTATGTTTATTATGACTTCGGTAGAAGAAAAGTGGGTGAGGGGCGCCCTATGGGATATTATTTTTGCAAACTCAGCGGATTACGTGAATTTGATCCAGTTACCATATTTACAAAGGATAATATGAAGCGCTTCCATACTCGCAAAGAACTTTTTGAATTTCTGAATAAAGTAGATTATGAAAGATTTAGATTTGCCAAGCACGATCCTAATTTCATAAAAGATAACCACGAATGGATCAAAAAATTATATTACCCTCGAGAGGCTTGGATGAATATTATTAATACACTTAAACGAGTCCGTGAGGATTTGAAGAAGAAATATGATAAAGTCCTCGTTGATTTTCATAAGGAAGATGAAGATGCATTGAATGATTTTAAAGAGTTTATTGACGAATGGGGTGGTCCATTAAATTAATATATTGACTTAGTATATATGCCAGTTCGTCGAGGAAAAGACAGTAAAGGTTATTACTACCGATGGGGCAATCAAAAGAAATACTATTATAAGAAGGGTAGTAAAAGATCCGCGACTATTGCCAAAAACAAGGCAACAAAACAAGGTGTTGCCATCAAATTAAGCCAATTGCGAAGATTAAATTAATTTATATGTATTATTAATATATATAAATGCCTAAAAGGAAACCTGTAAATCGTAAGAAGTTGCATAGATATTCGCGAATCGCTATTAAAGAGGGATCTCCGCTTGTTATCCACGACAAGAAGTATGGCAAGTATGTTCTTGCTAAATCTGGAAATCGTCATATTTACTATAGAGTCAATCATGATGACACATTAACTATGAAAAAAATGCCTAAATGGTTAAAAGAAAGACTTCCTAAACGGGTAGTTAAGAAACCTAAAAAAAGATTGCTAACTGATGCCGAATTACTTGAGAGATATATGAAAATGGGAGGTAGTACCAATACTGGTTATACTCAGTATGGTGGAATTGTTGCTCCACCAATTGCACCACGAGCACCGATGCCTATTAAGTTCTTTCCAGTCCGTCCATATCGTCCCCGCCTTCCTCCAGCATTCTGGAGAAATAAGTTTATGGTAAATAATGGATTAGTTGCTCCACCGTACTAAATATAATCTTCATTAATGTATATGCTTTCATTATCTATTTTAACATCATCTTCTGATGGTATTCGCGGGATGTTTTCTTCATCAGATTCAGACTCGGCGGGCTGTTCAACTAGTTGTTCAAGCTCTTCCCGCTGTTCTCGCCGTATTTTCAATTGATAATCATAATATACATATGACAT